GAGGATCGCGAGCATATTCCGGATGCGCGCGAACCCAACTTGCCGAACGCGGCGACAGTTGAGCGCACAGAGCCTCAACCGGGTCTTCCTGGCGCTTTTCGGGCTCGACCTTGGGCGCTTGTTCTAGCGCCTGCTTGCCCGTTTCGAGCTGCAGCAACTTGGCGGCATTACCCGACATTTCGGATTGAATCTCAGCCGCGCCGTCCCAATCGCCAGCAGCATAGCAGGCCGACAGACGAGATTTCAGAACGTCCTGCGTCTGCTTGACCGTCTCGATAGCGTTCGTGACGAGACTGAGGTTGGAATCCTTAACATCGTTGTGAGCCTGCGCGGCCTTCGCATCGGACTCGCGAGCCCGCTTTTCAGCAGCCAAGCGCTCGGTCTTTTCCCGCTCAAGCTCTTCCTTGAGCTTTTGCAGACCCTCTTCAGGCTCGATAACCTTCGCGTCTGCCTTTTTCTCGGGAACCTTGTCATCAACGATTACGAGATCGTCGGCGTCAGGCTTCTTGTCTTCCTCGATTACGAGGTCGATATCTTCGTTTTCGTTGGCCATTTTCTTTCCCTACCAGACCACATCCGGCCCAGAAATCCGGCCCTTAACATCCACGTCTTCAACGATGCGGCATAGAACCTTATTGATCGTGGTCGCCCAGCCATCGGAGGCGCGGAAGAAAATCCAGTCGTCCTTGCGGATTTTAACGTCTGTATATTTTTCGCGATAATGGTCGTCAAAAGCCCGGTCGCCCATCTTTAGCACAAGGCCGACCTTGGACTGATGCTGGTCTTCATCGCGGGTCTGATCGGGCAAAATGATGCCGGCCTTGGTCTTTTCTGGCCGGATGTAGATCGCGACCAGTACCTGGTTATTGAACAATTCGATCCCATCAATGTCGCCAATCTTGTCAAGGATCGCGGCCACCGGATCAATTTCGTGGCTCATAACCATTTGGGGCATAAGGGGTCCTTTATATCCGAGAGCGCGCCGTAATAGGTCTAGCGCTCATCCATCTTGGTTTTCACGTCGCTACAGAGATCGAGCACAAGCTTGAGTCCGGCAACCTTACCGACACGGTAACGGTACTCTTCCTGAGAAAAATTGCCAGACACAACATCGTCTTTCAACTTCTCGATTTCGGCGTTAACAGCTTTTTCAAGCTCGGCCTGAAATAAATCGTTGTAGGTGACGGCCATAATCGATTACCGGCGCGCGTTCTTCCCGTATTCCTTGATCTTCTCAAGACGGCCTTCGCCAGAGCCCGCACCAGCCTCCATGTGCACACGACCGCCAGCCTTGCGACCCATTGGAGGAGGAACCATGCCTGCAGGCGGTCCGGCCATTTGCGGCGGAATTTGCGGCGGCGGCGCGGGAACAGGCATCGGCGGACGAACCGGAGCGGCCAATTGCGGGGTATCCATATCGCCGGGCTTACCAGTCTGGATCACGATGTTCACATTCATCTTGCCCTTGCCGGTTCGTCCGCCAGAGGCGCGCTCTTTCCGCTCGCCATGATTCAGCCCGCGCAGGGTTTCCGCCAGGTGCGCACGTTTGGCGACAAGCTTATTCGAGGAATGCTCGGCCTTTTCCAGTTTCTTGGCCGGAATTTTCTCGCCCTCGGGGACGTGCAGGGATTTGTGCAGCGCGCCCTTGTTCTGGACCGCACCCGCGATCCAGTGAGCGTCCGCTCGGCCACCGTGCTTGCGGGCAATCCTGCCGCCAGTCGGACGAGTGCCGTTCATTTCGGCCATAGAGATGGAACCTCCGGACCTCTTGTTAGGCTTATCCTTGCTGTCGAACTGATTTCCGACAATAGCCGGAACAATTTCGGGAAGTACGCCCAGAGCGCCGCCAAATCCGCGTTCCTTCGGCTTGATAGCCTTCTTCTCGACCATCTCGCGGACAAGAGCGCGATCTTCCTTGGCGTCGGAATGCACCTGACCGCCGCGCTTATAGCCGCCGTCATGCTTCCATCCGGGACGCTCTTCGTTGGCTTCCTTCACGTCGCGATTCAGGTAGGAATCCGCCGTCATGGTGCGGCCACCGCTTTTGCGCGGCATACGGTCAGCGCGCTTAGCGCTAGACTCGCCTTCGACCTTGCCGCCGCGCTTGAACCCGCGCTTATAATCCAATTTGCTAACCGGACGTTCGCCGGTCTTGGCCTCGGTGTGCAGCGGCTCTGGCGGGGTCCAATCTGAAGCGTCCACCTTCTGATGGGGATCGCCATGCGCCATATCGTGGGCCTTCTGGCGCATCTTGGCGCGGGCTTCCTTGGCGAGTTCAGCGGACATGGGCGCAAATCCTATAGAGTCGCGAGGGAGGGTAACACGGGATTGAAAAGTGACCAGATGTCAATTCGCACGCACAAGTCGCAAGGCACGCTCAACGATAGCGCGGCCATCAGCAGGTTTCTTGGTCTGTCCCGTTTTGAGCCAGTCCTTGAATGCATGCATGGACATTGGTTCGATTGAGCCGATCCGGACATGGCCCTTCCCGTCTGAGAAGGCAGCGCAGTAGTCGGCTAGAGCCGTCCGCTCGTTCGGATAAAACAACATGCACTTGTGTTCATCGAACTTCTTAGTTTTCTCGTCTATCTGATTGATGACGAAAACCATATTGCTCGATTTATCTGGCCCTAGATAGCAATCGACATGGTCGGCATCAGCACCAATCGTGCCTTTGATATAGCCATAATCAGCGGGCAATCGACACGACCAGTGGTGGCCAGATTGGCTCACGCCACTCCTGATCGATCCCTTGGGGTTCTCAATCGCGATATTGAGGCCCTGAATCCAAACGTGACCCTTCTTGTAGTTGCCCGCTTCCTTTTGGGCGTCGGTCGGAAAGAGGTTAATAGTCACGGGCGGGTTCAATAAATTCATTCACATGAATCGGCACGGCTCCGACACGCATATAGAGGTAATCCCGTGCGGGCGCAGCGGGCCAACCGTATTTCTTAGAGGCCTTGCGAGCCGGCTCATGATCGATAACGGGCGGCTGTCGCCATATCAGGCGCTGCCCCTTTCCAGGATACATAAAACCAACTGTAATTATTGCATCAAGCGCGGCCTGGCGCATATCAACGATGATTTCAGGAACCTTTTCTCCTTCTTTTTTCAGGAATCCATTATAGATCGTGGCGAACACTTCGTAATTACGAACATCATCAGCCGCTTCCCACGCAATATATGCCGAGCGCTCATGGCCTACAGCCTCCCGCGCGTCATCAAACAACTTCTCGATTTCGACCCTAGCTAATTGAGCAAAAGTTTGATCAACGACAAATTCTCGCTCCATCACCCCACCTCCTTCTCGATCTTCTTAGCCTTCTTCCCAGCCCCCTTGGCATCCCCAGGATGGTCAACAATCGACTCAGCCAAATCAATCAGCGTGCGCCGATCATCAGCCGCACGATCCTTGTCCTGGTTCTCATCATCCACCGCCAGAGCATGTGCATCCAGACCAAGCCGCGCTTTCTTCAACTCCGCATCCATCCGGCGCGTCTGCGCGTCCATCTTATCGACCTCGGTATCGACCTGATTTCCGCCGGCGAGTCCTTCCTTTTGGCCCTCTTGGATTTTAGCTTGGGTTTCGGCCACCTTGGCATTCGCCAGTTTATCGCCTGTCGCGGCTTTTTGTTTTTCGATTTCGACCTTGGCAATCTTTTCTTGTACCTCAGGGCTTGGCGGGGCCTGCGTCTTGGAGATAAATTGCTGAGGATTATTCCAGCCCAGCGTCTGCAGGGCCGCTTCCTCAACCGCAATCGGGTCGTACAGGGCAGGGCTCGACGCCTGCAACTGTTTCAGGCCCATAACCTTCATGATCCGCTGACTATGCGAGGCGGTATTCGGGTCGGCCTGCGGTACAAGCTCACAATTCTCCAGCGCGCCAAGGAATGTCGCCTCATCCCACTTGCGCGCTCGCTTCCCCTTGCTCTGCCAAAATGATTCAGGATTTTCCTTGAAACAATCGCGCAACAAAGTGAATTCCTCGGCCTGAGCCGCATGCATCCGCTTGTGGACCGAGTTCAGAACCTTGGTCGCCTGGTCAATCAATGCCAGCGTGGTTCCAACTGGCGCGTCGGCGCGGCCTTCCCCAACGGCTTGTTCACTTGTGCCGCCGATACGCATGCCGGTCGTGGCGATATCGGAAATGAACTGGATAAAACCAGCGTCCGGCGTCTTGTACGGCAACTGCATCACAGCATCGCCTATCTTCATGCCATTCGTATCCACCTGCACGCCGCCCCCCGGCGGTACGCGCATGATGTTCGTGTTCTGGCGTGACGCGGCCTTGGAGATCAGGAACCCTGGGAAGTTAGCGAACATGCCCGCGTCGAGCGCCTCGCGCCAAGCCGCCGTGATCGCGTTCGTGGTATTGCCCAGAATGTGCAGCAGCCCGATATCGTAGAACCCGAGACCCGGAACGAACGTGTATTTCACGAACGTCTTGCGCTGCTCGGGCATGTTGGACGTGTCTTCGTCGTAATTCCTGACAATAGACAGGATTTCACGGCTCGAAACGTCAATCGTGACCCGATACGGGATTTCTAGGCCGGTTTCCTTGCCTTTTAGCTTGTGCTCAAACCCCTTAACGTCGAGTTCGCAATAGCACTCATAGATTTCACGGTTGAAATCATCAGGATTGGCCGTGGAGTCCGCCAGGCCCTGTTGCGACATCTCTTCGCGCTGAAGACTATCCAGCGTGGGGGCCATTGGAGTTGACAAGTCAACATCCCGATAGACGCCAAGGATTTGCAGCCGCTTAACCGTGCTGGGCAACATGGATACGCGATGCGTCTTGCGCTTAGCGTTCTGCAGGTCCGTCGCGGCGTTGTTAACGATCAGGTCGTCGGCATCCACGGACTCACTGACGGGCCGGTTCCTGAGCGGGCAGAAGTACACCTTCTTGAACGCGGTCCCACTGAAGCCCAATTTGAGCAGCATGCGGTCCGTATCGGGGTAATACTCCGTCGCCGTGCTAGTCAGGTAGTGGTTGAAATCCTTCTCCAGCGCATCGCCTAGCTGGTCCGCGCCCAAGTCAGCGTTATTATCATCGTTTCGGACCTTGACCGGGCCATCCGTGGGCAGCAACTCAGAGCGGGCGTTGGCCTGGAAGCGCAGGACGGCCTCAAGCAGTAGCGGGTGTCTAACCCGACTCATGCCGTCCACAGGCGCGCCATCCGATGCGCCCTGAGTATTCGGGATTTCGATCTTGAGGCCCAGCAGCTTCAGGCCTTGCGTTTGATCCTCAACCCACTCGGCGCGGGATTGAATGTCGTCGGAAATGCCGCGCAACAGGTCTTCTGCGATGCGGCTAATTTCGTTGCTAGAAATGTCGTGGACAAGGTTCTTGAACCAGCCGCCAGGCGCGTTAGGCGCTTTGCTTTTCAGTGGCTTGTCATCAAGGCTGATCGTGACCGACCCGTCTCCATGCTCGATGGAAACGACATTTTCAGCGTCGTCTAGGTTCTCGGTATCAACCAAGTCTTCCGGCTCGATGACGAGGTCGTCTAGCGCAGGGTTGTCGTTCTGCGGTTCGGGGAGACGGAGGTTGTTTGGGGCGAGTCCTGCCAAGATTATTTATCCCGACCATACCAGATTTGATCGCCAATTTTCTCTCGCATTTCCGTGGTGACGCGCAGAAGGGATTCCTCGGTCAGGTCTTCCGTGACGCCGCCTGATCCTCCATCGCCAATCTGCGTGACCATCACAACCCCGCCAAAATCTCGGCTTCCTCAACGAATCGCCGGATGCCCTCTTGGGCCGCGATGGTATCACTGACCGCCTGTATTTCGTAAACGCGGTGGCGGTCGTGTGGAGCGACTCCGGTTACCTCGATTGACCAGAGAGGCACGGACCCGAAGCGCAGCATTTCGGCAGTGGCAGTGCAGAGGATGCGGGACGACTCGGAAATCACACGCCCAACTCCATAATCCGCCGCGCCTTCCCCAGCGCAGCATTCACGGCGAACGTGTCGTCATCTCGGCGGCTGGGCAGGAAGGCGGCGGGGTCGATGATCTTGGCGATAGCGAGAATTCGATCATCAAGACTGGCCTTCTCGAACTCTTCCTTGTGATTAGCTTCTTTCATGAACTGAGCGAAGGCGTGCAGTTCGTCAATCGGGGCTCGGTCTTTGTAGTCTACGAGAACGACGCTAGGCATAACGCTCTCCTTATATGAAAATCCGTTAACTAATTCGATCATCAAGCCGGATACAACGGTCCCGGCGGCCGACCCGTATAAACCTTACCCGCCTCGATCTCCGCGATCTTCTCAATCGAGCGCGTCAGTAGACCAATATCTCGGAGATGGCGCAAGCCGCCTGAGATGCAATCTGTCAAATCATCGTGCTTAGCAGTAGGGAAGCCCTCAACCTGAGTAATTACCATGTCTGCCCATGCACGGTCGGGGGCATAAATCAATCCCTCACTGAACAAGTGCTGTATTGAATGCAGTCTAGCGATTTTGTCCTGACTTTTTGGGTCATTCAACTGCACCCCGAAATCCTCATGACCGTAAACGCGCCGTAACTCTTGCGCCACACTGATCCCGCTCGCCTTGTTCTCAACGATCACCTTATCACACTTGAATTTAACGGCAGTGGCGCGAACCTTCTCAACTAAGTTGTGAAACTCCAGGCGCTCCTGCCAGGCGTGCATCACGATCACTTTCGGGATCATTTCCGAGTATGACCGCTCCGTCCAACTGATCGCGCCATAAGGTCCAACCGTCTTGTTCGCATGCGCGACAGCATCCTGACTGAATACCCCGAACACAATCATCGCGCTCGGATCGTTCATCGTCTTTTCGGTATAGGCCGTGTCGCAATAGGCCACGATGTAGTCCAGGGGGGGGAAGGCCTTATCCTCCCACAACTGCCACCATTCCCGCTTGATGATGCCGCCGCCCTTAGGCGATGGCCGCTGCTGATACTGGCCCGCATAGCCGTACGGACCCATCAAGTGCTTCTGTTCCTCAAGCACGGCCACATTGAAGCGCTCAGGCCAGAAGCTCTCGACCTCTTCGGTGCGCGGGTCGCTCCAGCCTATGGAGGTCGTGCAATGCCTGAGCGCTTCATACTCAGCCGGGATGCACAGATGGTCGTACTGCAGCCCCTTGTCGAGAATATACCCAGACACGTCGGATTCGTGGACGCGCTGCATGATGGCGACAATCGCGGATTTCTCCATGTTGTTCAGGCGGTTAGACATGGCCGTCGCGAACCAGTCGGTCGTGCCATCCCGCACAACGTCGGACTCCGCTTCCTTGACGTTGTGGGGATCGTCGAGAATCACGCGATCTCCTCTCTCGCCTGTCCCCACGCCACCGATAGATGTCGCGACTTTGAAGCCCGTCTTAGTATTGCTGACGTATTCCTCGCCCTTTTTAACGAGTGAGAACTTGTGCCCAAATAATTTCTGGTATCTCTGAGACTGAATTACGTCTCGGAAACGGCGATTATCGCGCTCCGTAAGGTGAGCTGCATAGCTAAACGACAAGTAACGCAGGTGCGGGAACATTGACCATTCCCACGCGGGCCAGAATACATTGCACAATAAGCTTTTCGATGAGCCAGGCGGGACGTTTATCAACAAACGTCTTATCTCGCCGTCCGTCACTGCTTCAAGGTGTTCGCAGATGGCGTCCATAGCCCACCCAGAGATGAGCGGGGTTGCGGGCTCAATGACATGC